CCCATTTATGTGTTACAAATGGAACCACACCTGAATTATTAAAACAAATGGGAGAATGTCCATATGACCAAGGAGGTTATTTTATCATAGCAGGTGCTGAAAAGGTTATTGTATCCCACGAAAGAAAGGCGGAAAACAAATTATATATTGTTAAATCGATTGACGATATGTATAGTTTCAGTGCTCAAATAAAATCAGTACCTAACGACACTTTCAAATATGCCCGCACAACCGCAATAAATATTAATGCTACTACTGATCAAATTACGATAAGATTACCAATGATTCATAGTAAAATTCCATTGTTTGTAATGTTCCGATTATTGGGTATTCGGTCGGATAAAGAAATTATTGAGCATATACTCTATAATTTAGATAGTAAAAAGGCAGAATTATTCATGGAACATTTACGACCTTCTTTGGAAGATAGTGTATACGTCAAAGATCAAATAACAGCGATCAAATATCTAACCCAACTAACACAAGGAAAAACAACAAGTCATTTGCTTGATAATATCTCCACCGACTTATTCCCACATATTGGCGACAATTTCACACATAAAGCATTCTATTTAGGATACGTCGTTAATAAATTGCTTGAAGTTAAATTAGGAATTCGTGATCCAACCGATCGTGATAGTTTTGAATTTAAACGTGTTGATTTATCAGGATTCTTATTAGCAAATTTATTTCGCGAAAGTTTCAAACAATTACAACGTGATATTAGAATCGCTATTGATAGTGAATATCGTTTTAACAGTAGTGAATACCAAAATAATAAATTCGCCAATATAATCAATAGCGCCAACTACAATAAGATTTTTAACTATAATGTTATAACCGACGCTTTCAATAAATCCTTCAAAATTGGCACTATATTAAATAAAAAAGGTCTTATACAATCTATGAATCGCCTTTCGTGGCCGGGAACCATGTCTCATTTACGTAGAATTAATACTTTAGGAGATATGATTATGATGGGTCAAAGAAAGTTACATAGCACACAATATGGTATGATTTGTCCAGCGGAAACACCCGATGGTGGTAATATAGGTATTAAAAAACATATGTCAACTATGTGTCAAATTACATTCGGTTGTAGTCCCAAACCAATTATTGATATGTTAGAAGACCTAGGTGTTATTCCCCTCGAATATCTCACACCGAGTTATATTTTCAACAAAGTGAAGGTATTTGTAAATGGTAAATGGGTAGGGGTACACGTAAAACCACTTGAATTGTTCGATACACTACAAACATATAAACGGAATTCACTTATTAATATATTTACATCTATTAGTTTTGACTATCAAAATTTCGAAATCCAGATTTTAACGGATGGTGGTCGTCTTTGTCGCCCTGTAGCCATTGTCGAAGATAATAAGAGTCTTATTTCCAGTGATCATATTAAAAAGGCAAAAGAAGATAAAATTAAGTGGGACAGTTTAGTATCGGGTAATACTAACGCTGATTTCAATAAATACGATTGTAAATACAAGAAACCAAAAGAAAATATGGAAACATTAAAGAAAAATCGCGGTGTTATTGAATACCTAGATGTCGATGAAATTAACGGAACCATGTTGGCTAATGAACCCAGCGATCTTAATAACGAAAATGTTAATTATACCCATATTGAACTACATCCTTCTTTAATACTTGGAACACTTGGGTTCACATTACCATATTGTAATAGTAGTCAAGCGCCTAGAAATGTCTATGGTACTGGTCAAACGAAACAGTCTGTCGGTATGTATGCTAGTAATTTCCGTAATCGTATGGATGGGACTTCCAATGTATTGAGTTATCCACAAAAGCCTCTAGTATCTACTAAACTTAGTGATTATGTTTTCAGTAATCAATTGCCAACGGGTATGAACGCAATTGTAGCAGTTGGTTGCTATAGTGGCTACAATCAAGAAGATAGTATCATTATAAATAAAACATCAATTGAACGTGGATTGTTTAATGGGTTCACATTTAAAACGTTTGAAGCAGAAGAACGATATGATACTAAAGATAATGTTGAACATATTATAGGTAAAAATCCCGATGAAACTAAACTTAAAAAGGAATATAACTATAGTCAAATTAATAATGATGGTATAGTTGAAGAAGGTACATTTGTTAATGGTAGTGACATATTGATTAGTAAATATATCAAAAATGACGAAGAAACTTTTGATGATAGTGTTGGATTAAAGGCGGATGTTGACGGTGTAGTAGACAAGGTTTTTATTGATTATATGAATACCCATAAACATCGTATATGTAAAGTTCGTATATCCAATAAACGTAATCCAGCATTGGGTGATAAATTCGCCAGTAGACACGGTCAAAAAGGTACCATTGGTATGGTATTACGTCAAGAAGATATGCCTTTCACCAAAGATGGTATTTGCCCTGATTTAATTGTCAATCCACACGCATTTCCAAGTCGTATGACATTGGGACAATTTATAGAAGTTATTCAAGGTAAAGTATGTTGTGAGATGGGTTTTTTTGCCGACTCAACCCCTTTTAATCATATTTATAGTGAAGACGTCGCGGAAATGTTAGAGAAGAAATGTGGATTTGCTAAGCACGGTGATGAAGTATTATATGGCGGTATATTTGGCAATCAACTAGAAACCAAATTATTTATTGGACCTACATATTATCAACGCCTAAAACATATGGTAAAAGACAAGGTAAATTCACGTAATACGGGTAAATATACATTGAAAAACAAACAGCCACCATCGGGTAGATCAGCTGGAGGTGGTTTACGTATAGGTGAGATGGAACGCGACGCTATATTATCTCACGGTATGATGGGATTTCTTAAAGAATCTATGTTTGAACGTAGTGATAAATATGAATATCATATTTCCGATACAAGTGGTATGGTCGCAATCGCAAATCGAGACAAAAATCGCTTTATTGACCCAAGCGCAAGTGGTCCATTGGAATTTGATAAAGACTTGAATCTTTTGAACTATAATTCGCAAAATGCTCAAGTGGTTCCTATAAGAGTTCCATATAATACAAAAATGCTTACACAAGAATGTGAAGCAATGGGTATATGTATGCGGTTGATTCCACGCGAAGATGCTTCTTATAAACCATTAGAAATGGGAGAAAAAACATTTGAACCACAATTTACTAAGAAAGAACCACATAAATCTAAATCTAAGAGAGTTACATATGACAAAATTCAAGTTCCTATTATTAAACAAAGTGGTATTGTTACGGATGAATATTACAAGAAACAATTAATGACACCACTAACAGAGTTTGAATTGAATAAATTCATAACGAAATTGAAAGACGCAAATGAAACTTCTAAGGAACAATTGCGTAGTGAAAAGAAATTAATAGTAACTAAATTAGAAAATAACCAATATTTAGTTAGCGAAGAAGTCAATCCAAGTTTTGAAACCGTTTCTGTCAATTTGGTTGAAAATTACGGCGAATTATTAGTAGGAGATAAAGTAGATGCTTCGAGTTTACTTGAAACACAATATCCAAGCCACAATTTCAGCTATTATGACTACGAACCTAAAAGCCCGGAATACGTGCCAGAAAGCCCAACTAGTCCAACCGAACCCACTCCAACTTTCGAATATAATAGTCCAGAATATAAACCGGATGCTACATTTGAACCAAGGATCCCGTCGTATGATCCACAGAGTCCGTCATTCGGACCAAGGACACCTCCGTCATTCGGTTATAATAGTCCGGTATATGTTCCCGACAGTGTCCCAGCGCTGGTTCCGGAACGACCTTTGAGTCCAGTTCCACAAGAAAAGGCAATTATTAACTTATTACCAGCGGTCAATGAACCATTTGTACCACAAGAACCTAAAAATGATCAATTTACTTTTAATTTAGATGAATATATAGAAAAAGAAGGTGAATATAAACAAGATCTGGATACAGATTATGCTCCTTTTAGTCCCGATTACCATCCAGATGGAACATTTGGACCAGACCCCCCTGGTGAAAGAACCAAGGGTTATGAAAGAACCGAAGATGGAAATATACGAATCTTCAAACTAGATTTACCAGAAACAATGCCAAGTATTGATGACCTTGAAACTACATCGGAACCTATTAAATCGGATTTTGACATGGCACTTGAAGACGCAGAATTGGATTTCGATACCTTAGACGATATATAAAAATTGATTTTTATTATTGATTTTATTTATTATTAAATATGCTACGATTACAATCATGGCAACTATTCTCAATTTTACACGCACTGAATCAAAGTCGAAGGACATTTATAATGAAATTAAAGGAAAATGTGATAAATATATCGAGGAATTTATCGAGAATCAAAAATATTTTCCAATTAATAGTCCAAAGAAATGGAAATTCCGGTTTTCAAAAGATATTACCACCCTACTAGATGGAACGTCGTTTGCGTTAATTAATATATCTGGTTTTCAAGATAATATTATGGTAGAAGCTGCCCAAAAGTATTCATTACCACGTGGACTAAAACTATTGAAAATACAGGATAAATATATATCCTATGGATTTTATCCAAAATTTTCGAATGACCCAAATAGACAAGAAAAAATAACTATTCCTGAAAATACAACTAGACTCGAGTTTTTCAAGAAATATTCGGGATTTCTAGGACTCTTGTTTGGATTTCACTACAAAAATCAAAATTATATCATTATTACATCCAAGAATTCCGCTTGTAATATTTACAGCGAAAATGCCAAGAAAATTCTAAGCAAATATCTCAATGAACAATTAATTGGCGAATTGTGTAACACAAAAAAGACACTTGGATTTGAAATAATGTGTAAAGAAGATCAAACCCACGGTTCGCTTGTATATAATGAAGCATCCATTATTACGTGTATTTCAGAATCTTTCGATTCAACTATTAATTATTTCAATCTTAATGAGGTAATTGAATTTGCCAAAAATTTTGGATTGCCTTTTTCGTCGCTTTATACAATTGAAACACGAGAAAATATTAATGAATTTTGTGAAGTATTATTCGAAAATCGCGATATAATGACAAACCAAATATTCGACGATTTAATTACTAAGAGTTTTCTCAAAAAAAATATAGAGATAAATCACGGTGTTTTATCACATCAGGAAATACTTGGTAATGTATTAGAGGGACTTGTATTTCACTTTTATGAAAATGAGACTAAACATATTATAAAAATAAAGTTCCCCAATTATATTGTTCGAACAATGGTTATTAGGACTGGGTTACAACTAACAAGTGACCCTTTCAATCTAACTGAAACTATAGTTCCTAGATGGGTTATGAGTAAAGAAACTGAAAAATTATGGAAATCATTTTGCTTCTTGTGTTTTACGGAATATAATGAAAATATAAAATTATATGAAAATAATAAGACTGCTCATATAATTATTGCCAATAAGATTTACGATAATATGATATCCTCATATGGTTCGTTGGAAAACGCAATTAAGTTTGACCAAGGTTATTTTGAACAAGTTAATGACCATATTGAAATTTCATTAGAGGAACTAAATACTAGGAAGTTTAATATTAATGACAAATATTCAATAACAATAGACGATACTCAATTAAAATTCCAAGCTTTAATCGTTAAACCTAATGATAACCAAAAAACAACATTATTTATGATGTCGGGGCTCCCAGGAACGGGGAAAACAACTATTGCGAAATATATATCAAATAGTCAAATATCTATGTTTGCCGCAGATGATTTTTTCAGAGAAACTACAATACCATACGATTTCCGTTATTTGATGTGTGCTCATAGGTTATGTCAATATAATACCTATAATGAACTCCTTAAAGGAAATAGTGTCATTGTACATAATACAAGTACAACATTACACGAAATGAAACCGTATTTTGATATGGGATTTGATAAGATTGTAGTTATACGTCCCACAACTCAATTTGAATCTATTCATAATATTGAAACGAAAACTATGGAAAATATGAAAAAACGTTTAATACCATTAAATAATATTGTTTATGAAAATGTATTGAAAATAAATGAAAAGAAACAACAAAATAAAGCACTTCAAGTAAGAATTTATATTAATGAAAATTATC